CCTGGTGCATCTGCGCGTTCGACCCGGGCATCGTCGCGGCCTCGAAGTACTGTCGGCTGGTGGCCGTGATCAGGGTCGGACCACGATAAGATGGTCGAGCACGCGCATGCACTGTCGAAAAAGCTGATCGAGTCCGAGCCTGACTACGACGAATGATCGAGCTATGGCCGTTCCAGGCCAGCGCGGTCGATGAAATCCGCGCGGCCTACCGGTCGGGGTTCCGAGCACCGCTGCTCGTGGCCCCGACTGGATCAGGGAAAACAGTCCTGTTCAGCTACATCACGCACTCTCATATAGAGCGCACTGAGGCCCCGCATGTTCTCATTCTGGTCAACCGCTCGGAACTGGTGGAACAAGTCGAAGCCACCGCAAAACAGTTCGGAATTACCCCTGCCATCGCAGATGGTGAGCATCGGTATCGTCCAGGCCGAGCCGTTACCGTGGGGTCGGTCTTCACTGTCGCTCGGCGGCTTTCAGATTTTCCCCGTCCCACTCTCGTCATTGTCGATGAAGCGCATCATGCTGCTGAAGGTTCCACCTGGGCACGATGCCTGCATCATTTTGCACACAGCCCCCGACTTGGGGTTACTGCTACGCCTACCCGACTTGACGGCGGTGGCCTCGGCAACGCATTCGACACCATCATCGCTGGACCCCAAACAGCCGACCTGATAAGAGACGGCTTCTTAAGTCCGGTACGCATCTTCGCGCCGCCGCTGATCAACACGAACGAAATTCACAAGCGATACGGCGAGTTCGCCAAAGGCGAGTTACAGCAGGCAGTCGATAAGAGTTCGATCACAGGCGATGCGATCGAGCACTATGAACGCCACGCGCCCGGCCGGCGCGCGATCGTGTTCTGCGTCTCTGTCGATCACGCCGAGCGCATGGCCGAAGCGTTCAACGCGAAGGGACACCCGGCATTCAGCGTAGACGGCTCGCTCACTCAGTGGGTCAGACGCGATCGGATCAACGCGTTCCGGGACGGACGGGTTCGGATTCTCACCAGCTGTGACCTGGTCTCGGAAGGCTTCGACGTGCCGCAGATTGAGTGCGGGATCTCACTGCGCCCCACGATGTCCCTTGGCCTCTGGCTGCAACAGGTCGGCCGGTGTCTTCGGCGATCGCCAGGGAAGAAGGACGCGATCATACTGGACCACGCCGGCAATACGCTGCGTCACGGCCTGCCGACCGATCGGCGTGAATGGTCCCTGGATACGACCTGCGCGACGAAGAAACAGACGATATCGATCAAGCTGTGCGAGCAGTGCTTTGCAGCGAACCCTCGCACCGCGCCCCGCTGCATCGATTGTGGCGCTGAATTCGTATCCGAAAAGAACTCGAGGTACGTGAAACAGAAGGCCGGTGACCTGCACGAAGTCACTGAGTTTCCTGACACAGTTCCGAGCCAGGTCAGGCGCCTGGACCAGCGGCAGCTGGACAGCCTCGAATCCCTCATTGCTGAAGGACAGAAGCGGGGGTATAAAAACCCAGCCTGGTGGGCAAACAACGTGATCAAGGGACGCGCACGTAAGGGGAGAAGCGCATGACATTCAAGGCAGGGGACATTTGCGAACTGGTCGGCCTCGAAAAAGAGTTCGAACGATTCAACGGAGTCGTTGTCATGGTGATCGGTCCAGCACTGGATTTTCTGAAAAACTGGTGGCAAATCGCATCGGACGATCTAAGACCTCAGTTCGGTCAACACCCGATGGTTCACGGTACGCGGCTGAAGAAAATCGGCGAGCCGCCCGACTGGGATAAGATCGCCAACCCGTCTGACCTTCCTGTTCACGAACTCGCATGACATACAAGCGCACCGACGTGTCTCACCCAGCCGCGATCGAGCCGGTCGAAGGCGAGACGGTCTTCATGAAAAAGATGCGCCTGCTACTGCAGCGGCGATTCAACGTCCGGCTGTTCAGGAACAACGTCGGGCGCGCCTGGACCGGGGAGTCGGTTCCGGTCGTGGCCGGCATCCTGATCAAACGGCCTTATCAGATTGCGTTCGGCCTGGCGCCCGGCAGTCACGACGTGATCGGCGTCTCGAGCGTGATCGTCACCCCCGATATGGTCGGTAAACGCATCGGTGTGTTCACGTCGATCGAGACCAAAGGACAGCACGCGCGCACAACTGAGGCGCAATTGAACTGGCGAAGCATGGTGCTGTCGATGGGGGGTATCGCCGGTATCGTGCGCGACTACGGCTCGAGCGTGGAATTGCTGACCAGCAGCGGAGTCGAAATAAATCCGGCTGCAGAGAAGGACGATGGGTCGGATGCAACGTGAACAGCGCACGGCTGACTTCAAGGCGCTGATTGAAAAATCCGGCCTGGACTCTCAGCAGCTGCACACGATCACCGGCCATCACCCGACTGTAATCCGTCAGTGGAAGAACGGACACAAGCCGGTCACGGCCCGCACGCTGCGCTATTTCCGACTCTCACTCGCTGAGCATTTCGAACGAAAGATAAAGACAGGCTGTGACCGCTTAGCGGGCACTGAGGGAGCATCATGATGTCATCGGATCCCTCGAACGAGGGCGCGGCCGATTTCACCGGGCATCACGCCAAGTACGGTGACCCGGCCCTCAGCTGGGCCTACCAGGACCGACTCGGCGACCTGCAGTTCTATGTGGCGATGTACGACACCGGGACATCCTACGTGTTCCTGCCCTGGCGCCTGGTCGGGGATAAATGGCTGCAGCGCGCCGGGGACGCGCCCCGCCCGCTGTGGGGTCTGGACCTGCTCGACGCGATGCCATCGGCCTCGATCCTGCTGGTGTCGGACGAGCGGATCGCGGCCGCCTGCCGGCGGATCCTGAAGCCGTCAATCAATTACGCGATGACCTGGCCGGGTGGCCCGAAGGCGATCAACGACGTCGATTGGGAACCGCTCGCGAAGCGCAAGGTGAACATCTTCCCGACCGCGAACGAGGATAATTGGCGCGCTGCAACGAAGATCGCCGCGCAGCTGTTCCAGATCGGCTGCACCGTGAGCGTGATCGACACGCACGGCCAGGAGCGCGATTGGTCCCTGGCCGATGCCATACAGGCCGGCTGGAAGTCCGAAGACATCATCAAGTTCGCCGGCAAGCACAAGAAACCGATCCTTCTGCCCGAACAGGCCCCGCGCGTGAAGATGCCCGTCAGCGCCCCGGAGAGCTCCGCCCCGGCGGCCGTGCTTTCAGCCGACCCTGAGTCCGACGTACCCTCCTTCGGCAGCTACAGCGAACTGTGGGCCTATTACGGCCTAGAACTGGCCGGCAACCGGGGAGTGCCCTGGCCGAACCTCGACAACGTCCTGCGCGTGCTGAACCAGCACCCCCGATTCAAGGAACAAATATGGTGGGATGACTTCCGGCACGAAATCAGGTTCGCTGATGGGATGGGGGACCGGCCGGTGTCCGACCCGGCCGACTACCTGAACGTGTGCCTCTGGTTCCAGCGCGCGATCCACCTACCGCGGATCAGTCAGTACGTCGTGAAGGACGCGATCGAACTGTTCGCCAAGCGTCACGTCCGCCACCCCCTGAAAGAGGAACTCGAGTCCTACCATTGGGACGGAGCCCCGCGCCTGGACGAAACCCTGCATAAGACGCTCGGCTGTGATGACACCGTGTTCACGCGCACGGTCTCACGGAAGTTCCTGATCAGCCTGATCGCCCGCGTGTACAAGCCGGGGGAGAAGGTCGACAACATGCTGGTCCTCGAGGGTAGCCAGGGGCGCGGGAAGACCACCGTAGTCGAAGTTCTCGGCGGCCCGCACTACGCTGAGATCACCGAAAAGATGGGGTCGAAGGACTTCAATCAAGCGCTTCGTGGGAAATGGATCATTGAAGTCAGTGAAATGGTCTCCCTGATGCGCGTCGACCCGACCGCGTTCAACAGCGCGATCAGCCGCAAGATCGACTATTACCGGCCGAGCTACGGCAAGAAGGAAATCGAGTACCCCCGCCAGTGCGTCCTGGTCGGGACGACCAATCATCACGACTGGCTCACCGATGAAACCGGCGGCCGGCGCTTCTGGCCGATCGACTGCAAGTCGATCGACGTCGGCTGGCTGCGCGAGCACCGCGAACTGATCCTGGCCGAAGCGCTGCACTGCTACCGGGCCGGTGAAGACTGGTGGAAGATCCCGATCCTCGAGGCCGTGCGAGAACAGGCGCTGCGCTATTTCGTCGATCCCTGGCAGGAGCCGATCGAGGCCTTCCTGCTCGGCCGCACTGAGGTCACGATCGGCCAGATTCTGGACGCGCTCGGCGTCGATATGGTCAAGCGGACCTCGAGCGAGTCCCGCCGCGTCGGCAAGGTCCTGCGCTTCAAGAATTGGATGCCAGCGGTCCGCCGCGTCGGCGGCTACCCGGTCAAGGTATTCGTGCCCACATCAGAGGCCCCCGCATTAGAGGCGGACGAGTTTTCTGACCGTCCTCCCTGACGAACAGGCAGCAGCCAGCCCACCCTTTCAATCCGCTGCCGATTAGGTTCCACTGGTACATCGATTTCGTACCCTCCTGGGATTCCTCGCGTCGCCAGACCTCCCACACCAGGCGATCGCCGGTGACCACGCGTGTGATCCGGTAGCGGCCCGGTGCGCCCAGCCAGGACGCTGTGACCCGCTCATTCTCTCGATCTATTTCCACCATCGGTGCAACTCCAAAAATTCTGTCACGGCGCACACCAGGACCGTGATCAACGTCGCGAGAATCACAGCTGTGATCCAGAACAGGAACACGGCCACGCGCACCGCGACACCGACCAGGGTCAGCGGCAGAAAAAACAGGGTCCCGAAGGACCCTGAACTACCATGCAACCTATTGCCCACTCAGCGCGTCAGCGTTCCACCTTCCAGGGTGGTCACGACGTGACACTTGCGCGTGCAGAACGTTGTGTTTGTTAACTCCAAATTGCTGACCGTGAGGCTCGATCCGTCCGCCGCGTATATCAAGCTGTTCAACGTGTAGACCACGACATAGTTACCTTCGTTCACGATCACCGGCTGTTCATTCCAGAGGCCGCTGTCGTACACCTTGCCTCCGATGCTGATCGAAAGCCGGCGGTACTGAAAGGCATAGTCCACGTAGGCGATGTCCCAGCCGGCGCTGTTCGGCAGCGGCGCATAGGAGCCGAGACCGTTCACGAAAATCTCAGGTCCATTGCACACGGTCGTGCACACGTCCTGGTCCAATGCCGTCGTGTCAGCTAAAGCCGCTGAACTCAGGCCGATCAAACTCACTGCGATCATTGATTTCATCTACTCACTCCCTTGTGACACTTGGTTACGATGCAAACTTCTAAAATCTGTAGCGCAATCCGATTGAAACGTTCCTGACGTCGGTCTCGGCCTGAAACCCGATGGTTACGGCCTGCCAGCTGTACTCAACCCAAGGCGGCGCGCCGGCGCGGTAGAGCGTCCAGGTCACAGCCGCGTGCGCTACCGCTTCCGCGCCCATGAATGCCCACACCGACCGATCGGACGGATGTCGACCGATTGCCCAAGCCGATTCGCTTTCGGTGTAGCAATGGCGCCATTCCCACCGATCGGGCCCGACCTGTTCCAGGTCGCGACACGGTGTCTTTCGGATGTCGAGCGTCTGCGCGGTATCGACGACGTGCAGCGCTTGAAATGCTAGCTCCAAGTCCAGGACGGGGCCCGCGCGGGCCTGAGAAGCCACCAGGACGGCGCACACCGCGACCCCTATGCGAGCGTTCATTGCGGTTCCGTCAAGCCGATACGCCGGCCTATTTCGGACCAGGGGCGCATATAGTCGACCCCCACACCGAAGCCGAACAGCATGAGCGCTGCGCACACGTAGAACCCACCGTGACGTCGGTCCAGGACCAGAATCGCGGCAGACTTGAACGCTGGCCGCAGCTGAATCAATCGCGGCTCGATTCTGACCTGGACGCGTGGCGCGTAGAGTTCCACGCGGTAATGCCCGACGTGCCGAACCCATTTTCGGCCGGCGACTGGTTTGTACGTCATGAATTCATCGGGCAGGTTCATGACGGCGTGCGCGCGCGCCAGACACGCCACACGGCGCGCCCGGCGCGGTACGCGCCCTCGATCACTCCCCACACCGCGCACCCCACGATGCACACCAGCATCACCAGTAAGAACGCGCCCTGCAGTGCCTGCAATGCTTCGGAAATCATGTGAACCCCCCGGTGAGTTCTATAGCACGCGCGAGCCGTCCGATTTCTTTAGCCAATTCCTTGAAATGATTTCGTACGCGCTCAGCGCCGGCGAACCTGTTCGCGTCCGTTGTGTACTGAATCTCAGCGACGCGCGCGGCCGCAGCCAGGGCGCGCCATTCTTCCGCAGTGAAGCGTAGCGTGTGGGTCGTTTTCACGGCGCGCCCTCCCTGATCGTTGCGAGCACCGTTGTGATGACGTCCAAGACGCGGTCAGCGTCATCGGGTTCAGCGTCTGGATTCTTCAGCAGCTGTTCACACTCGCGCAGCGCGTCGTACATCACCGGCGCGGCCGCGATCAGACGCGCATTCGCGCGCCCGGTGTCGAGCATCAGCGCGAGTCGTCGGCGGGAGTCTCCACCCCACACGCCAGCGATCGCGAGACCCTGTCCGCTAACAGGAAAGCAATTGACGTGCCAGCCGTCCAGGTCGACGACGTGCGACTTGTCCCCGGCTGTCCAGGGACCCGGTGTATGAGCGCTCATGACGCACCCCCGTTGACCGCGAACACCGGCGCACGCACGCCAGCGGGCCCGCGCGGGGTCTTCGGACGCGTAGGGACACGGTCATGCGACCCGCCCCCGTTATCATCCTGGCGCGGTTCCTGGTCGGTCGGGTGCGGCGGTTCGCGCAGCAGCAGACGCGCAGCGATCGCTTGGATTTCCGCTTGCTGCGGGCCGCTGTACTCACGCACCAGGAATGCCATAGCGTCGTGCGTCGTCGGCACGATACCGACGACATCCCCACCGAACGCGCTCGACAGCACGCGCTCGCGATACCCTTCGGCCCGCTTGTGCGTCATAGATAGCGCCTGATCGAGCGCGTCCAGGGCGCACGGTGACAGGACCTCACACACCGGCGCGGCGCCGGCGCGGATCACAAGAAACGATCCCTTGAGATTAAGCATGTTTGCTGCCCTCCACGTCCAATTCGTCTATGTCGACATAAACGTGGGCCGCGCCATAAATGTCCTGCAGTTTCGCGATCGATTCTTCCCACGTGTCAACGGTCGGTGCCGGTATATAGCCGCCGTATTCGTCGTCGCGCATGATTGTGATTAGCTTGACGGCTTCGTTCACTGCATCGGCGCGGTTAGCGAACACTCGTCGCACCGTGCCTGGAACGTGCTGGTGCTCAGCGGTTAGCAAATAAACTTTCATGGTAGTTACCTCAATCATTGGTGTAGTGGACTCATCAGCGCCGGCCTTACCGGCGGACGGGGCGCGTACCTCACGCGCGCCCCGTTTCGTCCTGGTCAGTCGTCGACGCGTTTGCCGCGCTTCCATACGATCCATTCATAGGACCGAATGAACGGCGCATCATCAGACTCGACAAACCAACCGCCACGCGACGCGATCACTGTGACGTTTACATCCCCAGCCGCGTAGCGCGCGGCTGCACGCTCGATCGCATCACCTTCACTATTGAACTGTTCCAGATTACCCATGACCGCACCCCTTACGCCGCGACCAGGAAGCGCTCACCGGCCAACGCCAGGGCGCGCTTTTTCAGGTCAGCTGCATCGCCGTCCATGTTCGACGCGAACCGCGCGATATGAGCACCCGCGCCGGACGTGTCGCGCACGGTCTTTTGATGCGTCGCGTAGTAGGTGACCGCATTCAGTGCACCCCATGCGGTGCCGCGTGCCATGCTCGCCCCTGGCGCGCTCTTGTAAGCATCCGACAGCGCGCGAATCATATTCTTCGATTTCGTCGAGACGACGTCGCGCCCGTCCTTATGTTTGCGCTCCAAGTCCTCGAACTGGATCTTCAGCACGTCGCAGAAATACCGCTGTACATCCAGGTCCGAGACGCTCGCGTTCGCGAGTTCCTGGTACTGGCGCTGCACCAGTCGCACGGTGTTGGCAACGGTCTTCAGTTTCCCGACCCACCGGCCGCTAGCCACGTCGTCCGACGTGTCGGCGCCGACGTCCTCACCGGCCACCAGACGCGACAGCAGCGATGCATCGGTTATCTGGGTCGACGCGCGTATCACCGACAGCTTGCCGTCACGCGCGGCCCGATCGATCGAGTACTCAAGCGTGTTCTCGCACACGACCCGGATGCCCGACTCGCTCTTGATCGTTCCATGCTTGCCGGTGTATCCGGTTGAGAGCGTGCGGTACGTCTTCACGGTGTCCCCGGGCATGACCTGAATATCAAACTCACTCGGCAGCAGCGCGCACACCGCGATGCGTGATCCGCCCCCGAGCATGACCGCGTGGCTGATAGTGAGACCGTCCTTAGCCAGCTGATCGCGGAACGCTTCGAAGATATCCGCCGGCTGCCGGTGATCGGTGTGGTAGCGGTTTTCGGACGTGATCCCCAGCAGCGCGCCGGTGTCGTTCCTGATCTGCGCCATGAACCCATCGGCCTGATGCACCGTACCTTTCGGGGCGGCCTCAGACACGTTGGTGTCGCGGTAGTAGATCGGCCGCGCCACGACCTGGAAGGTCGCGCCGACCATCTCGGCCATTTTCGCCGGGTCCTTCGCGTACTCAGACGGGATCGCGCGGCCAAGTCCTGTCCAGCCAGCACCCTCGGCAGCTGAGTAAATCGCATGTTCCGAACGCTCTATATTGTGTGACATGGTAGTGAGTCCTTTTAGTGTGTGTTGAAACGCCCCTTTCGGGAGCTAGAAATATACGCTCTTTTTTGATGTCTGCAAGCGCTATCTGTTTCGCTCTTGTAGGTGTGCCATTGGGCGGCCCGATTTGACATAGCACTAAGCGTATAACCGCATTAGCGGCCCGTAGCGCGGTTTTCGAGTGACCCGCACCCTTGCTATGGACCCTGTTTTTTGCTGCAACCGCACATCAATGACTTACGCGTGTTACCGAAGAATCGTGGATCAGTAACGCGTAAGTGATTGATTCATCCCGGGAGTGTTCCGAAACAGTCTGAAGTGAGGGTAAAGCGTTGCAAATAGGAATGGATCGCGTTTGTAACTGTGGAACAGCACGTGGGTAACACGCAAGTGACTGAGTGAGCGCTTGTTACTGAAGAACAGGTATATATTAAACTTATATGGTTACACATATCTATACGGGTATGAGTTACATGGGAGGGGGGGGGCTACGCCGTGCGACCGTGCAACGGCAAAGTTGACCCCCCCCCTTTCTACGGTAACTCGGTAACAAACGAGGGATTTCAATCGCTTGGCGTGAACCGAGCGGGTCATCCTTCGGTTACAAACAAGAATGGTTCGCATCCTGGTCTGGAAGTTATTGATATACAAGGAATTCGCTGTTACCGACGGCCGGTAACGCGTTGGGACCAGGACTATCGCAAGTCACTGATTGTATTCGGGAATCGCTCGGCTACTTCGCATAATGAAGATTATGTAAAACCAAACGCAGTGCAGCATTTCCCGGCATTATGTTTTGTCGCGGTGCAGCGGGAAGCGATGGGCCGCCGGCTGCGCGGTGTGGCCCCCCACTTCCTCCCTCCCCCCCAAAAAAAATCCGTGATTTTCTGGCGCGCCGGGGGTAGGTTCAGCATTCCTACGGGGAGAGGGTCAATTCATGAGCTATTCGTTCAGTGCTTCGGGTGCCACGGCCGATGAGGTTCGCACGCAGGTCCGGGATCAGCTGTCGGCTGTGCGCTCGGGTCAGCCTTCCCACGTGGAATTGGACGCAGTCGGGGATATGGTCGATGACTGCGTGACCTTCCTCCGTCCGCTGGCGGCTGGGGAACAGTACCTGGTGAAGGTGAACGGCTCGGTGTCCTGGCACACCCCGCCCGGGGATTTGGCGTTGACCAGCGTGAGCGCGAATATCTATGTAGGGATCCAGCCGGCGAGTCCGCCTGCGGCGAGGCATCCTTGAAACCCCGCGTGCGGCGGTTCTGGTGGATGCGCGCGCCGCGTGGGACGACGATGCACCGCTCGGGCAGTCGCAGTGAGGGCAGGGCGCACTGCGGCCGGCGGGTCACCACGCGCTGGCACTGGTGGCTGAAGCGGCCCCGGGGCGTGCCGGTGTGCCGGGACTGCGAGCGGAGTGCGAAGCGATGATTGACGCGGATCATCCGGTGAGCGAAGCGTTCAGCGAGGATGAACTGCAGCTGATCCGGTTTGCCGGCGCGATGCTGATCAGCGCGGCGATGCAGGCGGGACTCGCCGCGGCCGGCCGGAACCAGGTCTCACCGGTCCTGGTGCGCGAGGCGCTCGTCACGGTCGATGAACTGCTGCGGCAGTGCCCGATCGCGAAGCCTGAATGAAACGCGCGCTGCTCTGGCTGCTCTACGCGCTCGCTCTGCTGGTCGGGTGCGTGGACCTGATCGTGTACGGCGCCGGCTACGGGCCGCGCCGGTGAGCCGCCCGGCGCTGTTCGTCGGCGGACCGTGGGACGGTCAGCGACGCTGGCTGCATCAGAGTCCCCAGGAGTATCACCTGGCCTTGCCGAAGCCGCTCACGTTGATGGAGCCGGAAGACATACCGACCGCGACGATCCGGATACACGCGTACCGGCTGCATGGGTTCTCGCGCTACGGGGAATTGAACCTGTACGTGAGCGAGGATCTCACCGAAGTCGCTTTAATCGAGCGGCTGATGCTCTGCTACCAGCCGCTCTCGCGTACGCTGTACGCCGCGAGTGTTTGAGCCAGCCTGATGTCGGATGGCAGCTGCGTTGCGCCCGCTGCGGGCAGTGGAAACCCCGCGATCGCTTCGAGCGCGCCGGTGGCGCTCGTCGATCGAGTCATTGCAAGGATTGCCTGGGCCCGAAGAAATCGGCGGATGCGGCTCGCCGACGTGGCGCTGGTGTTCGACAGCTGTCCCGACTCACGCGACGCGATCTATTTCGTGAACAGCGAGGTCTATGCGCGATATGCGGAACACCAATGGCCGCCACACTGGCCGCAACGCACGTTGATCATACCCGACCTATTGCTCGGGGCGGCCGGCATGAGGACGGAAACCTTCGATTGACACACGCAATTTGTAACCTACGAAAGGGAGCACGATCCTCGAGTTCTTTTCCAGGGGTCGCTCGAGGGTGGGATCAGGCGTGAGTGCCCGGGGTTCTGGTAGTCATACCCATAACCGCGTCAGCAGAGGGGAGCTCGTCCCGGCGATCGTTGCGTCATCTAAGCGATCGCCACACATCGCGAGCGTAGTCCCGGCCGTGCCTTAAGGCGGGTCGCGGGGGAATAGGGCCTCGCGCCCCGCCGGCACGTTATGTAAACTCAGCCGCACCCGATCGTTATCGAGGGTGCTCCGTGTGGCCGATCAAGACGATACCCCCGCAAGCCGTCAGATTGCCCAATGGGCACTCGACATCGTCAATCTCTACATGAGCATCAACCAGGACTGGCAAGTCACCCCGCAGCCCAACGGGCAGCTGCAGTGGGGATTCCCACAGACGACCCCGCCGCTCTCGATCGCGACGATCCCGAACCAGACCACGAATCAGAACGTCGCGTACAGCGTGAACCTCTCCACGTACGTGACCGGCACGTATGTGTCGCTCTCGATCATCGGGACACTGCCCACCGGGTGGGCATTCGACGGTACGAACCTGGCCTACAGCGGCACGCTCGCGGACTCAGCGGCGATCCAGCTGCAGGCGAACCCGGCCACCGGCACGCCGGCCGTCTCGAACACGTTCACGATCCAGGCGCTCGCCGTGATCAGTCCTGACACGACGGCACCGAACACACCGTTTCAGCCAGCGGTCGCGCTGAACTCGAGCTATCAGCCGGTGATCACCTGGCTCGCGAGCGCGGACGGACAGCCACCGAACCAGAACTGGTCGGGCATGAAAGGCTACCCGATCAAGCGCAACGGCGCGCTGATCACCACCGTGCCGAGCGATGAACTGAATACACAGTTCTCAATGGCGGCCGCGGACATCGGGGCGCCCACCACGGCCGGATCCACGGTGCAGACCGGTATCGCGCTCGCGATCACCAGCTACGGGCAGGATTTCTACGGCGCGGCCGATCAGGGGCAGTTCTCAGGCGCGCAGGTCACCGGTAATTTCACGGCCGGCTGCATCGTTCAGTCGATCACCAGCAGCGGCACGCTGCAGGAGTTCGCGAAGGTCGGTATCAGCGCCCGCAATGCGATCGGCGGGACCGGTACGAACGGCCCGGGATCCCCGAACGTGAGCCTCGTCGCCTGTCCCCCGGCGCTCGGCGGCGGCTACCTGATGACCGGACGAACCAGCCAGGGGGGTGCGACCACGACGTTCAACGCGAACGTGATCGCCTACACAGCGCCCCTGTGGCTGCTGTTCACACGCGTCGGCAATGTGTTCACCGGTTCCTATAGCCACGACGGTGTGAATTTCACGCAGCTGAGTCAGCAGACGGTCTCTCTGAGTGCGACGATCTATCTGGGCTTCTTCGCGACCAGTCATGATGCGACCGGCGCCTCGAGCGTCACGGCGAACCTGACGAACTGCTTCGTGAGCCAGGACGCCTCGTACAGCTACACCGATACGGCGATCGGGCAGACCGGCAGCGCTCAGAACCTCACCTACGAGACGGAAGGGGAAGACCAGGCGCTGAACATCAGCACCGGCGCGCCGGTGATCTCGATCACGATCCCGGCCTCTGGCGGCGGGGGTGGCGGCGGCGCCGGCGTGACCGTGTCGAACGGGCAGTGGCTGTACAACGGGGTCGCCTTCTCACCGGTCGGCTTCAGCATGAACAGCATGCAGGAGACGCAGGGGAAGGGATCGCGCTGGGCCGGTATGCAGCAGAGCGTCGCGAGCTACCAGGCGATGGCGGCCAATGCGTTGAACGTGGTGGGCGCCTCAGCGAACGCTCGCAAATGCGCCACGCTCAACACGATGCGAATCATGATGTGCCCGGGCGCCTGGATGGGGTACACAGGGATCCTGCCGACCTCTGCTGCTGCATCGAATTTCAATTCCGCCGGCGGCGGCCTGTACTACACAGGCGCGGGCGCGAGCGCAGCGGCAGCAGCTGCGGCGTATCAGGCTCAGATCAAGAGCATGATCACGAACGCGGTGCAGGCCGGGTTCCAGATGATCGTGATCGATCCGTCATGGCCGACCCCGATCCTCGACTCGACCGGTCAGTACATTCTCAGCATCGGGCAAAGCGCCATGCCGAGCATGGCGGATGCGGCGTTTTGGGGCGCGTTCTCAAAGGCGCTCGGTCGCGGCTCTGGATTCCAGTACGCGAACAACCTGGTGTACGAACTCTATAACGAGCCGTTCTACGACAACAGTTACGGCGATGCGACGAATCTCGCCACTGGCGTCAAGGACCTGGCATCCGGCAGCGGGACGTTCACGAACTACCAGGAGCAGGATAATTTCAACTGCCTGGGGCATGGCGTGAACGCTCAGTTCGCGGTCGCCGGCGGCGCGGCCGTGCGTTGGGTCGGCTATAACAGCCTGATCAGCGCGATCCGCGCGAACGGCGACACGAACGTCTGCCTGGTCGGTTGCCCCTGGTTCAGCGGGGAAATCGAGTTCTTCCTGAACATGCCGATCGTCGACAGCGCGAACCAGTTCGCATGTTCCTATCACCCGTACAGCACGAACGCCGGGCAGCGTCCGAACGGCGTGACGATCCTGAACGCGATCCAGAAGGCCGGTTATGCGGTGTGTGCGACCGAACTCGGATTCCTCTCGAACGTTCAGTCGACGTACATCGGTGAATACAACGCGGGCCGCGGCTACATCTGGTGCAGCTATAACAACTGGAACAGTAACGCGGCATCGGTCGTGGCGGCGCATATGGCGAGCGTGTCACCCTGGAACTCTCAGCAGATCGCGCCGCAGCCGACCGGTAGCAACTGATGAGCAATGTCCCGTCGCTGCTCGGCCAGAACTCGGCCACCGCGGCAGCATCAACCGTCTCGGTATCGGTTACGGTGCCGTCCGGTGGCGGCTATCTGTGGGTAATCGGAACGACAGGCGCCGCGCCGAGTAATTTCAGCAGCGTCACTGACTCAAGCGGCTCGTCCCCGGGGTACACGCAGAAGACCTCGAGCGAGGACACGGTCAACGTTCAATCGCTCGCGAGCTACATCAGCAACGCGCCGGCGCCGGCTGGAACTTACAACGTCACGCTCAACCTGGCGGCGGGCACAGCTGGATTCAACGGCATCGCGGTGTACCTGATCCCGAACACGACAGGGAATTACACCAGCCAGGCCGGAAACTACCAGCCGGCTCCTGGCACCGGCGTCACGACGGGCGCGAGCGGCGTCCTACCGGGCCAGCCAGCGGTCGCGGTGGGCGCGACGATCACGACTAGCGGGGCGGCCTCGATCACAGCGGGCAGCGGCTTCACGCAGCTGGGATCCACTGTTTGGGGCACCCTGAAGGCGAACTTCTGCTTCGTCGAGTACCAACTGCTCGCGGCGACGACCTCGCTCTCGAGCACATTCACATCGGCCAACGGGAACCCGCAGGTTTCGGTCGGCGGTGTCTGGCTGCAACCATTGTCCGGTGGAACACAAGGCGGACTTGATGGCGGATTGAACGGTGGACTCACCGGAGGATTTTCATGAGCGGTTATGCGTTTAAGAATGGCGCGGTCAGCGTCATGTTTGAGATCCAGCTGTACGACGCCACGAAGACGGCGACGAACGGCGGTCTCACCGGACTGAGTAATACATCAGCCGGTCTGATCATCGGCACGCGCTGCGATGTCGAATCAGCGGTCACGGCCTACACGCAGGCGGGCGGCACGATCCAGACGATCGCAACGATCGGCACGTACGCCGCGCCGAGCGCTGGCAACATCCGATTTGCGCAGATCGATGCGACGAACGCGCCAGGTCTGTATCAGGTCCAGATACTGAATTCGCGTATGTCGGTCGCGAACGCGAAATTCATCACGATCACGGTGCCGGCCGTCGCGGGCCTGAACCTGCTCGAAATGCCACCGCTCGTGATCCCGCTCACGGACTTCGATCCTTACTCGCGCCAGTGGAACCAGCAAGCGCAGATGGCCGAGAACTATTCGACCTCCGGAACGCAGGGATCGCTCGAGCAGTGCGTCAACGACATTCATCAGTTCCTGATGAACTCGAACCTGACGAGCACGGCCTGGACGATCTACAAGCAGGCGGGCACGAGCCAGACCGCGTTCGGGTGCACGACGAACAACGCGAGCAACCCGACGCAAGTACTGCGAACGAGCTAAACCGTGGCGACTTACCCGATCTCGCGCGGGTACGGCCAGGGGACCGGCGCGACGGGGTTAATCCTGCATGGGTTCTCACCGGCGGCGGCGCCTTCAGCGCCACTGACGCTGATCACTGGCGGACTCGGCGGCCGCCCCTCGAGCCTAATCAAGCGCGGGCGATCCTCGTACGTGGGACTCCCGGAGCCGCCTGTGACCGGGAAGCAGTACGAGGACATCAGTGCGCTCTCGTACATAGGCTATTCGCTGCTGCTCGGCGACTCAGGTCAGTCGATCGGCGATGTCATCGTGTGCGATCAGGTCACGCAGAACACGAACTACGCGCTGGTTCTCAATGGTGACGGCACCGGCTACGTGAACGCGAACGGGGATCTCACGCGCCAGGCCTTCACATGCGACTTCTTCCAGGTTTCCTCGCAAGGCCTGCTCGGCTCGTTCCTGGTGTACATCAACGACGCGCCGCCTGAGATCCTGAATCCGCTGCCGACTCAGTTCAATTACCCGCTTGGCGCGCCGGTGTCTCTGGACTTCGTCAACGGAACCCCTCAGTACGTTTACGACCCGAACGGCGATCCGCTGACGATGGCTCTCGCGAGCGGCACCCTGCCGCCTGGTATCTCGATCAGCGCTACCGCGCTCGTCGGCACGGCGAGCACTGCTGGAACGTATTCGTTCACGCTGAGTTTCACCGATCCGGTCGGTGAGAGTATTCAAGTACCGGTGACGTTCTACGTCTACGGCATCATCACGATGTCCGACCTCACCGGCCTGACTCAGGCTCAAGCGGTCACGCAGATCATTGCGCTCGGCCTGCTGTTCGGTGGCACGAAAAACGGCATCAACAGCAACACGATCGGGGTCGGCCTGGTCGCCTCTCAGTCCGTCCTGGCAGGGCAGACGGTCGCGTTCGGGACCTACATCACGATATCCCTGAGCCTGGGCCCCTCTGGCATCGTCACGCCGTATACGAGCTATGACGCGGCTGTGAGCGCGATCGTGAACGCCGGCCTGATCGTCTCTCAGCCGATCATATGGGTGAACGATCCGGTCGTTCCTCGAGACTATGTCGTCGCGCAGTCCCCGCCAGGGAACACGCTCGTCCTACCAAACGCGATCATCCTGCTGACCGTGTCTTTAGGGCCGGCGAACACGAACGCGCAGGTCACGGTCGGGAACTACGTCGGGATGGTCTACACCGACGCGCAGCGCTCTATGGCGCTGAACAACATCGGTACGACGAACGTCGTGTTTCAGAATTCATCGACCGTCGCTGACACGGTCGTGATCTCTCAATCGATCGCGGCCGGAACTCTGGTCGCGCCAGGAACGACCGTCGTGCTCACCGTGTCGATGGGGAACGCGCCGGTGTTCCCATCGACGCCATTCATTACGCTGCCGAAAGTGACCTATCCGTGAGCGGGGATTTCGATCACGAAGAATTCTATCGGTTCAGCAAAGCTCTGCGGATCGACTCGAAGGAACGAGGGATTATCACGCTTGGCGATAATCTGCTCGGCACGCAGCATCGACTCATAGAGCAGATGACCATAGGCTTCCAGCAGGGTGTTCGTGAGTTTGTGACCCTGAAGTGCCGACAGATCGGCGTGTCTACTCTCTCGATGGCCTTCGACCTGTACTGGCTGAACAAGTACAAGGGCATCAATGGGGCGCTCGTCGTTCACGAAGATGGCGCGCGCGAGCAGTTTCGGACAACCCTGAATCTCTATTTCGACGGTCTCCCCGACGAATGGAAGCGGGAGGTCCTTTCCCACAATCGCAGCCAACTCGTACTTGATCATGGTAGTCGGCTTCAGTACCGAGTCGCGGGCGCCACCGAGAAGAAGAACAGCACACTCGGACGCTCTGGCGCGCTCGCCTTCTGTCACGCCACCGAATGCGCCTTTTGGGGTGATCCGAAGGGTATCGGGTCCTTGCGCTCGTCGTTCGCCGAACACAATCCGATCCGTTTCTATCATTGGGAGACTACGGCTAACGGCAGGAATCATTTTTACGACCTCTGGCAGGATGCGAAGAAATCCGTTTCTGTGAAGCCGATCTTCATCAGTTTTTGGTCGAACGAATTGTACCGCTGTCCTCGAGGAACGGAACTGTACACGACCTATTGGGGACACAAAGGTCGCATGACCGAAGACGAGCGCGATTGGGTGCGCGAAGTCAAATTGATGTACGACTTCGACGTCGACGCCGAACAGATCGCCTGGTATCGCTATATGGCGGCCGAGAAGATCACGGACGAGGATCTTTTAGCGCAGGAGTTCCCGCCGACTGAGGAACGCGCTTTCATCGCGACCGGATCGGCGTTTTTCCGCGCGATCGCGATCACACGCGCCATGAAGCAGTGCGAGGCGGCCGGTCCGCCGGGATACTACCGCATCGAGGTCGGATCGGAATTCCGGCAGACGAAGATCATCGAGGCGAAGCCGAAACAGGCGACACTGAAGGTCTGGCAGGAGCCAGTCGCCGGCGCGACCTACGTGCTCGGTTGCGACCCGAACTGGTCCAGCAGCGAGGACAGTGATCGCAACTGCATCAGCGTGTGGCGCGCCTGGTACAACCGAGTCGAGCAAGTCGCGGAGTTCTGCACGACGGAAATCAGCACGTACGCTACGGCCTGGATCATGGCGTACATGGGTGGTTACTTCTCACCGTGCTCGACGAACATCGAAATCAACGGCCCTGGCGCACAGGTCCTGGCGGAACTGATCAACCTGAAGCGCGCGGCCTCGAGCAAGTTCGAAGGCGATGCGCCCGGCAGTATGCGCCAGGTCGTTCAGCACATCCGGCAGTACGTCTATCGACGCGTCGACAGCACCGGCGGGTCAACGACTTCGCTGCACACGAAGACGAGCTATGACATCAAGGAACGCATGATGAACGGCCTTCGGGACTGCTTCGAACGCGGCATCCTGGTCGTGCGCAGCGCTGAACTCGTCGAGGAAATGAAGTTCATTACCCGCGAGCCAGGCAGCGCGCCGGCGGCCGAAAGCGGCAAGCACGACGATCGGGTCATGGCTGCGGGCCTGGCGCTCATGTGTTGGAACGATCAACTGCGGCTGCAGCTGATGAATCAGCGCCAGTTCTATATCGAGGACGATTCGACGCAGCTGGCGCGCAAACCGACCCCTGGCGAGGCCTTGATCAGTAAGTACCTGACCCGGATAGGGGTCGCGGTGGATCCTCGAGCGCCGCCGCCGAAAAAGACGATGGCAAAACCCTTGCCGTCGTGGGCGCGGACTGTTAAACGTGCGGAGAAGGTCACCTTTTGAACATAGTTGAGCCTTACCTATGCCAGTCCTGAAAGAATTCCGCTGCGCGGCGCATGGTCCCTTTGAGGGATTCGAGGCGAAATGCCCGCGCGGATGCAGCCCCCGGTTCGTCGTGCGTGAGTTCCGCTCGGCGCCGGCGTTCAAGAGCGCGAAGACTAAGCACGTCGATCGACAGTTTCGGGCGATCGCGAAGGAATTCGGCCTCACGAACCTGAAAAACGACCCGAAATCGGGCACCAGCGTGATGCAGGAGCTCCGAAAAGGCGTCAAAACACCCGCTGAGGCCAGTCCGCGGTGGATGAACCTCGAGCACGCGCCACCGGGATTTTCGCGCGATCCGAACGCAAAAGTGCCTGTTTTTGACCCTTCTGGCAGCGGTTTTCAGCCCACTGAGGGCGCCCTGGCCGTGCGCAGGGCGCTCCCGAAGCCGCGGCCTCGAGTCATTGGCAGCTACGACGGGAAGTGATCCCATGAAACTACCTTCCGAGAAGGAACGAGGCGGCGCGGACCTGCAGGAGAAGATCCAGAAGGTTCTGGAACAGTGCATGGGTTCAATGGAAGAACGAAAGCGCTATTACAGGACGCTGCACAACTACTATCTCGAGGGGCACGACGGCACGTCGGACCCGGCCGGCGTGATCAATAAGATTTTCAATCACATCGACCAGGTCAGCAGTTTCATGTACTCGTCCGATACGACGAGGTTCTCGATAGAACTGAGTAAGAGCGTGTCGGATCAGGAACTCGCGAAAACCCCACCGCTGAATGATGAGATAAACGACGTCTGGCACTCGAGTAACACCGACATCGTCTACGGGATGGCGCTCGATTGGGCCTACGTGTACGGGACGTCGATCATCAAGCCGCGCTGGAACGTCGATCACATCGAGCCGTTCCTGGTAGAGCCGCATAACTTCGGCGTCTACCGCGAGGACGTGCAAGGCCTCTCGCGCCAGGAAGCGTTCGTTCACTGCTACATGATCCCGCTGTCACAGCTGCGCATGGAACTCACCGTCGCGCAACTGAAAGAAAAGGACATCGACAAGCTGATCGCCGACGCCACCGTCCAGAACATGGAAATGGACGATATGTCGACAGGTCCTGTCGATCAGATTATTACCAGCGCAGTGAACCCTGAGATCATCGGCGAGGTTCAACTGAACCTGACCCCGCTGATCAATTACATCCCGAAGACCCTTCAGGAAATGGCTCGCATGTACGAGCTATACGTCTTCGACGACGACCTGAACGACTACCGGGTTTTCACAATCTGCCACCCCTGGATCATCGTATTCGACCGGCCGATGAAGTCGATGTTCCTCGAGGGCGAATACCCGTTCGTTCAGGTTTGCCCGCTGCCGCTGCCGAACTATTTTTGGGGCGTCTCGGCCGTTGAACGCCTGGTGCCTCTGCAGATCATGCGCAATCGACGCTGGCAGCAGATTCAGCACCTACTCGACCTGCAGGCCTCGCCGCCGAAGTGGGCGAGCGGCTTCCCGGGGGACGCTGACGAAATGGCCGATACCCTGGACTCGGCCGCCGGCCTGGTCACCAGTTCCGAACCAGGGCAGGGCAAGATCGAGTCGATCGCGCCTGAAATGCCGGAAGACCTGTTCTCGGTCATGGACCGGATCGATGCGATGTTTGATGACGTGATGGGCGTCAATAACATCATGGCAGGCAGGGGCGAGGAAGGGGTTCGCAGCGAAGGCCACGCGAGCCAGCTGCTACGCGTGGGCGCGAGCCGTACGAAACGCCGCGCGATGATCGTGGAAGACTCACTCGAGGAATTGGCATCCTTGTATCTGGAAATCCTGAAAAAGTACTCAGCGAAGAAATACCGGGCGGACGACGGACTCGAGTTCACCGCGGCTCAGTTCACTGAGGACTGTATCGTCAAGGTCGACGCGCACTCGAACTCACCGGTGTTCGTCCAGGATCAGAACCAGGTCGCGTTTGCTCTGTTCAAGGCGAAGGCGATCGATCGGGCGACGCTGATCGAAATGCTGAACGTGCCGATGAAGGACCTTCTGAAGCAGCGTCTGAAGACGAAGATCGAGCCGGCAGAGCAGCAACAGAGGCAAGAGGAAATGCAGGCCGCGAAGGAATCCGGCAAACCCGCAGCGATTCTCAAAGCAGCTGGCGGCGGCCGCGGGAAGTGATATATTCCCCTTGCGCAATAGTGGAACTGGTCGGCGGCTACAGGAGAAATCTCATGGCCCGCAGTGATGCAATGGAGCTGTCCCGCAAAAAGCGGCGCGGCCGCAAGTCCAAGCGATAAGCTGGACCGGGGCACCCTCCCGCCCCGCGAAAACCCCGCCTCTTCGGCGGGGTTTTTCTTTTCTAGTTGACATAAGTCGTGTAGCCACGCCAAATTATTGTTAAATGCCGGTCCCGAATGCACCTGGTGACGCAGCCGCAGCCCCGATGGGGGGTCCAGCAGGGTCACCGATGCTCACGCCGCAACAGCCGAAAGGCCAAGCGATGCAGGGAAAAGTGAAGGTTCAGGTCGCGATCAAGGCGCTGAGCATGGCACTGGAAGAAGTCGGCGCGCTGACAGAGGACGGGCAAGCGGTTGCGAAAGCGATCTACGATCTCACGAAGCGGTTTGGCAAAAGCGAAGACGATACGAAGTCACTGATGCCTGCCGAAATCATGCAAATCATGCAGAAGGCCGCCGGCCCTGGCGCCCCTCCCGGCGGCGCGAAGCCGCCAGCCCCCACGCCACCGATGCAGTAGGAGCCGAAATATGGCCGTCAATAAGCCGCTCGCACCGTCCGACAATCTCACCATTCGCCAGCCGACCGATAACAGCAAGGTGAAGGGGAACATTCACAATCCCCCGCGCCTGGCCGAACTCGGCGGCTTTGATAGCCTCAGTGTCCGCGGACTGATGCGCAATGAATTCTCGGTTCGGCCGCCTGGTTCAACCATGCGGAAAATGCCGAATCGGCGCGTCGAGTCGAAGGTGTAAGTCGTGGCAGGCCTCGAAGACCTCACCGACGCGCAGAAGGACAACCTTGCGCGCGCCGCTCATAAGCTGCTCGCGAACAAGGATACAGCGACGGCCACGAAGCGCCTTCTCATGAAGGCGGATCCGAGCGTTCATTTCGCCGATGTAGAGGCAGAGGACCGCGCCGCGGAAATCGATGCCCGGGTGAACAAGCGCATCGAGGAAATGACCGCGAGCCAGATGCAGCAGCGCGCGGAGGCCGAGCGTGAGCGCCGCCACCAGCAGGCGCGCGATCGGGGCCTCGATCCGGCCGAAGTCGAGAAGGCAATCATCGATCGAGGCATCGCCAATTGGGACACCGCTATGGAGTTCTGCGAAATGCAGAAGCAGTCCGCGGTCCCGACACCGAGTTCGTTTGAGCCAGCCCGGTTCGATCTCCCGAAGGGGACGGACGACTGGTTCAAGAATCCAGCAAAGAAGGCTCGCGACGAAGCGTACGCAGCAATCTCGGATCTTCAGAAGGCAAGGCAACAGCGCCGCGCGTAACTCACAATTTGGCACGCCTTCCGGTTGTGGGACGCCGGCGGGTGTGTAGATAGGAGCAAGTAAATGGCCGTCTACGGCACTGGTATCGTCCCAAATCAAACCCCTTACGGGCAGGAACTGAGCTACGTCACGCGTCGCGGGTTCGTCCCGAAGATGGTGGTTCAGATTTACAACGCGAGCCCGATGTTTGCCGGCCTGCTCGCGAACGCTCAGACCGCGCTCGGCGGCGTCTCGAGCGTATCGGTCCCACTGCAGGGAACCCCGTTCGTCAACAGCCAGTGGACGGACTTCTCTGGTACGTTCGGTGAGCCCGCTCAGCAGCAGGGCGCGTACCTGGCCGAGTTCAATCTGAAGGCGCTCATTACGCCGATCCAGTTCCTGGGAATGGAAGGCGCATTGCAGCTGGATCACGCCGTGGTCCCGCTGATCGAGGCGCGTATGAACGACGCTGGCAACAGCGCGTGCGACGCGTTCGGCCAGGCGCTGTTCAATAACTACACGAACAACCTTCAGCTGATCGGTCTGCCGGGCGCGGTCGATGACACGACCAACCTGACGATCTACGGCAACGTGAATCGAGGTCTGAACACCTGGTGGAAGTCCACGGTCTATAACGCAACTGGATCACCGATCCCAACGCGCAAGAACGTGATGCAGTACATCATCGGTGTGAACAAGTACGGCGCCGAAATGCCCACTATGGGCGTGATGGGCCCGGGTACTTGGGCCTACCTCTCGCAGGACTTCGTCGGAAACGAGTCCTATCAGCTGCAGCCTGGCATGGGATTCGATTCAGATTCCGACCGGCCGCGTTCCGGGTTCCGTGCGCTCGATATCGCGGGAGTGCCGATCTACGTCGATCCGTACTGCCCCGAAGGCACGATGTACCTGCTCAACACGAATTACCTGAACCTGTACGTGCATGAGCAGGCCTCGTTCTCGTTCACTGGTTTCGACAGCCTCATGCCCAACTTCCAGCTGGGTTACATCGGGGCGGTCCTCACGCTCGCGGAACTGGTCTGCACGAAGCCGAAGACTTGCGGGCGCGTGTACAACTACTCGTCGCTCACGATCTAAGGAGCAGCTGCAATGTCAGACACTCGGCTTGGCGTATACGGCAGCGACTTCCAGTCGCCAAAGTGGACTTGCACGCAGTTCGTCATCCCGGCCGGCGCCGGCGCGACGTACGCGTGGGCGAACAATATCGCCACGCTCACGTTCAATGCCGCGCACGGCCTGACGTTCAACCCCGCTGCGGGCGTACCGGGGAACTACCTGATCAGTTTCGGCGGATCGACGTCTGGACTCACCGGCACCGGCGTCCTGGTCGGCAATATCTTCCGAATCCTCTCGATCCCGTCGACGACCTCGATCACGTTCGCGAGCACCGTGACTGCCGCGACCGTCACGTCGCTGACTGGTATCCCGGTGTTCGCCTCGCCGTACTCGGCGAACGTGAATTCGGTGTGGGGCGCCGCGCAGCTGACTCAGAGCGGTGTCAGCTACCCGCCAAACCAGTTCTACGCCGCGGACATCAATTACAACTTCGGCGCGAACTGCACGGTGCAGTGGAACACGGACGGCACGTTCGTGATTCTGGACGGCTCGAACGTCGGTACGCTCGGAACGCCGGCGACCGCGCCGGCCTTCACGACGGTCGGCGCTGCCTCGACGGCCGGCCAGCTGTGGGTGCCGCCGACCAATACGCTGATCTTCGCGAGCGGCACGACCGCTACCAGCGTCTGGCAGGTCATGAACTAAGAGGATTCTTTAAGTGGAACAAGAAGACCTGGCGCAATCTCACTTCAAGGTGACCAACCACACCCGGGACGTCATTACCGGTCGATACGATGGTGTCGATTACAAATGGCGGCCAGGGCAGTCTCAGGTCATCAGTGGGCCTGCCGCGAATCACATCTTCGGTTTCGGCGAGGACGACAAGTCCCGCGCCATGAATCGGCTCGGCTGGGCGCCGCGCAGCGATATGATCGACTCTGCACTCGATAAGCTGGGCCAGATCCAGTTCGAGGAAATTCAACAGGTCTTCCGTATCAAGCGCGACAAGCCAGTCAAGGCCAAAAAGCCCGGCAACGCGCGTTCCACCGTCAATGCCGCGGGGACTCAGGGGGAGACGGTGGCTGGTCCTGCCGTCTCCCCTGAAAGCCCGCTCCCGGATCCTGACGACCTCGAGGCCGACCTTGAGGACGATGAGGGGGACGAGGACGAGGACGACGGCGAGGACGGCGTACAGGCCCGTATCTGAGGTCGTAGCATGTGGCCGCAAATCTCACCACATACACGACGCAGACGCAGAGGCTTCTTCGCGACCTGACGTTCAACTTCTGGCCGCAGACCGAACTCACTGACTATATCAACGAGGCGCGCACCCGCGTCGCGATTGATTCGAAGTGCCTGCGCCAGGTCCTGACCGGTATCCCGCTCGTCGCGGGAACAGAGCAGTACAACCCGCAGACCTACCTCGCGACCTACTACCCGACGATCGCGCCGTACATCGTCGACGTGATGGGGATCACCCTCTACTACGGGAATCTGCGCTACAAACTCGGCCAGCTGGCGTTCACGCGGTTCGATGCCCGGTTTCGTCGCTACCAGCTGAACACTCAGCGCCCGGTGTGCTTCTCGCGTATGTCACCGGTGAGCCTCTGGTTCGGTCCGAATCCTGACCAGGCCTACACCACGGATTGGGACGTTGCGGTGTCGCCTGTGCCCCTGGCGCTCGCTACAGACCCGGAAGTGATCCCGATCCCGTTCCAGACGCCAGTGAAGTACTACGCAGCGCATATGGCGAAGTACAGCATCCAGGCGCTCGGCGAGGCGGATCTTTTCGAGAAGCAGTACCTGAAGACGCTGCGATGGCAGTACCGGGCCTATAAGACTCACGTCATCGCTGACCCTTATTCGATCGGTGTCTAGCATGGCGGGACCGCAGAGCGTCATCGCCAAGGACGAACGAGACTACGCCGACAAGGCATTTCGGCAGTGGGGCGGTGCGTACACCCGCAGCGATCGATCAGCCGTCCCTGAAGGGTACTGGTACTACCTCGAGAACTTCCAGCCGATCGGCGACGGCAACCTGCACACGGTGCCCGGCGTCTCGACTTCCCTGTGGAACTTCGGGACCGACGTCGTCTATTACGCGCAGTTCGCTCAGCTGGGCGCGGTGCCGTACCTGTTCGTCTTCACGACGAACGGCAAGGTGTTTGCCTACAACTTCAACACCACGACCGCGACTCAGATCAACTCAGGGAACCTACTCTCTGGCACTGGCTCGCGGATGGCTCAGTGGCAGACGACGTACATCCTGTTCACTGATTCGACCGGCTATTACTACTGGAACGGCAGCACGTTCGCGAAGATCACGGTCACCGGCTCGCCTTCGGCCGGAACGGACATCATGGTGTTCTCTGGCCGCGTGTGGGTCAGCAACGGCCGCCTGGTCCTGATCTCGGCGGCGAACGACGGTACGAACAACACCGATCCGACGATGGTGAACGCCTGGTCGTCGACCTATGGCGCGACCTTCCTGAACCTGACGGACCCGACGCTGGTCGGTTCGGTCACGCGCATGTGGGCACAGAACGGGTTCGGCTACATCTTCGGCACGACCTGCGTGTACGCGATCGCGGACGTGTACGTTCCGAGCGGCGCGAGTCCGCCGACGCCGGTCTATACGATCGTGCCGATTCAGAGCATCATCGGGACGGACCAGCCGGCGAGCGTCTTCCCGGACAATCAGTCTCTGATCTTCGCCAACCGGTTCGGTGGGTATGCGATCAACGGCGTCAATGCGCTGCGCTTCAGCGAGGATATCGACGGCACCTGGCAGTACCTGTCATTTAATCCCTCGATTTCGGGGGGTATGTGCGTCGTAAACAATATCCTCTGCACGGCGTTCCTACTGCAACGTTCTTCAGATCCTCTCTTTGGCAGCAACACTGTCATCGGTCTGTGGTTCAACAAAAAATGGTGGTTCGCCAACTTCGGAACGGTCACGTTTATCTGTACTGCGATTATCAACGCAGTGCCTACCTTGTGCGCGTTCATTGGAAATCAGCTGTACACGCTTTTCACGAACGCAGCGCAGCCGCCGGCGGGCCTGGCGATGACCCCGCTTTGGGACATGGGCGACCCTCTGTCGCAGAAGCAGGTTTATCGGGCGGGGTTCCTGGGCGTGCAGTACGGCCAGGGAAGCAACCCGACGATCAATGCGACCGTGGACGGCTACAACACCAGCCTGTCCCTTCAGAACTCACCGATCACGTCGCTTCAGTTCGTCAATAATTCCGGCAGTCCGATCACATTCACAGGCTCGGCGGCGATCGTCTGGACGACCTTCAATGCTTACCAGCTGTATAACAGTGCGGTTGGCGCGCTCTACTCGAGCGCGGTCGGGATGACGATCAAAACGACCGGCGTGAATATGCAGATCACCGGTGTTTACATGGAATACAAACTCGGCGCCCGCTGGCAGCTGACTTGAGGTCTATATGCCGCAGACAGGAATCACAATCGGGAACACCTTCGGAACTCAGTCCGGGAACGTGCCGGCCTCAGAACTGGACACCAACTACAGCCAGCTGGTTACGGCTTACAACACGATCGCTGGGCAGTCGAACTATTTCGTCGATTCAGGTTCAGCCGGATCTTTGGTTATCACGGTGCCGTCCCCTCTGATCGTCACATACGCGCCTGGACTCTCGTTGTGGGTAAATCTGGCCGCCACGAACACCGCGAGCGGGGCGACGATCAACGTCAACAGCTTGGGTCTTAAGACGATCGTCTATCCGCAGCCGAACAATGCGCCGATTCTTCCGGGTCAGTTCCAGTCTGGCGCGATGGCATTGCTCGTGTACGACGGGACGTACTTCGAGTACATGGGCGACGTCTTCGGAAACGGCACGTTCACCGGCACGTTCACCGGCACAAGCGGGGCGGCGCCAACGGGAACGATCAACTGGACGATATCGGGGTATCAGGCCTGCCTGGAAATCCCGAACGGATCATCGATCAGCGGTACGAGTAACGCCAATTTTTTCACCATGACTGGCGTTCCTACCTACCTTCAGCCGACTCGAAGCGTTGCGATGGCTGTACCAGATGGCGCGCTGATCGATAACGGTCAGAACGTGGCCGCAGGCAATCAGACCGGCGCGATCGCGTCACTGAATCCTGGCTCTAGCACGTTGACATTCTGGAAGAACAGCAACGCGAACGGCTGGACCACCAGCGGATTTAAGGGTCTCAATCTCGCGTTTCCGAACGTGATCCTGACTTACCCTCTGCTGTGAGTATCCTGACCTCATTCGGCCGCCCCGACTTCGGCAACCAGGCCGAGCTACGCGAATGGCAGATAGCGCATGATTTTCGTCACCGCACGGAGCGCGCTGCGCTCTCGAGACTTGGGATCAGTCTGAGCCCCGTCGACCTGCGAGGGGATTTTGAGTCCACCTGGTTCGGACGTCACTACATGAATCACCTGGCGCTGAACCAGGCGATCGCGAAAAAGCTGAAGCAGACGCCGCCGCCTCAGACGGTGGCACTCATAGACCCCTGGAAGGACGAGCAGTCTTTCTACAACTGGCACCGGGCGCATAATGTGATCCACCAGCACACCGATTCTCAGCTTGGCATCAATAGCAATCAGGGAACCTAAATCTATGCCAGCCACACCAACGTCCACCGGGACGGGCCTCGCTGATCCGTCCAGCACCGCGCTTACGAACGGCTCGAGCACGCTGAACAACCTGCCCCTGTCGACCTCTGACCTGATCAGCAGCGATCAGATTGCGGCGAGCACCGGCGGCAGTTCGTTCGACCCGAACGTGATCAATCAAATCTCCGACTCAACCTACGGCGCTTCAACCAGCGCGGTCGATTCTTCTGGTGGATCCCTGTCAGGGGACCTGGGGAGCATTCTCAGCGGTTTGGGAAGCGTCGCCAGCAGTCCGCTCGGCGGCCTGGCTCTCTACGGTGGACTCTACGGCCTGGCTGAGGGGCAGGCCTCGACAGCTGCGAAACAGAACAACGCGCTGACGGGTCAAATCACCAGCATCGGCGAACCCCTGGTTCAACAGGGTCAGTCAGAACTCGGCCAGTACGGCCAGGGGAAATTGACGACCCCGTTCCAGACGCAGCTGAACGCAGCTGAGCAGACCAACCAGAACAATGCGATCAGCCAGCAGCAGCAGGTCGCGTCTCTCCTGGCTGGATCCGGCGGCGGCCAGAACGTTGAGGGCGCGATGGCGAGCCAGTCTCAACAGATCCAGAACGCTCAGAGCCAGCTGAACACGCAGGCGATGAGCCAGGCGTTTACCAACGAACTGAGTTCCGGCCTGCAACTGACCGCTGAAGGCGGCGGGTTCGTTCAACAGGGAATCCTGAGTGAGATCCAGAACAACACGCAGCTGTCGCAACAGCTGAGCAGCCTGATCGGTTCCCTGGCTGAGGCGTACGCACGGCAGTTCGGCTCGAGCAGCGGCGGCAGTGGCGGGACCGGTAGTCTCACCAGCGGCGTGTCGAGCCTCACGAACGGCATAGGCGGCCTGCTGAACAAGGTCCTAGGCTCTGGCTCGACGCCGTCTGTGTCGTCTCTGACCGCGCCGAACATCGGCGTATCAGATGTCGCAGGATCGCTGCCGGGAGGGGCGCCAACCACGGAAGGCATTCAGAGCGCTATCGACTCGGTCGCGACCGACCCCGCCTCGATCGATCTCGGGAGTAGTGTCGCGAGCGACATAGGTTCTTTTTCGGCTAGCAGCGCTTCGGCGGGCGCTGCTGACGCCGGACTTACCGCCGCAGACCTGGGCAGCACCGGGATCACAGATGCAGGAATTACCTCAGCCGTTAGCGACGCAGCCGCTGTGGATGCTGGCGCGGTCGGAAGCAGCGCGGGTTCTCTCTCTGGCACGCTCAGCGCGATTGCGCCCTATGCCGCGCCTGCGATTGCAGCCGGCGTGGGTATCTATGAACTCGTCAACTCACTGACCAAGCCGAACAACCCGGACGTGATCAATCAGAGCACCGCGGCGAAGGAAGGCCTGCAGGTCAATCCTGACGGAACGCTGCCTTCTGGTAACGCGGTCCTGGCTGATGGGTCATTGGGCGTCGGCGCCGGTACGCAGTCATCGAAGGGATCCGGTGAGATTTATCAGTTGCGCGGCAACGCTGCGCAGGATGCCGCGAACAAGGCCGATCCGTCGTTGAACGAGGCCTATCATTGGGTGGGGCAAGGCGACTCGACGGCGCTCGAGGCGGACGCGAGCGCGATCAATAAGAACCCGAACGATCAGTCGGCGCTCTCGAGTATTCAGCAGATTTTCAATCAGACCGGTGGCGCCGCAGATTGGGGGATGTCGGAAAGCGACTTTGTAAGCTCACTTCATACCCTGCTAGATTCTGGCGCTTATTCATCAGGCAACGCCTTCGGGGCGGGGAACTGATCATGGCCGATCCGACACTGCCGGAAATCGACGTATCGAGCACGCCGCTGCCGCCGGCGGCCCCCGCTGGGGGCGCGCCGCCTGGCGTCGATCCAGGCGTCCTGGCCGCTCTGAACGCGACGAACCTCTCGCCGGATCAGATCAGCGCGACGAAGAAGGACCTCACTGAGGCGACCGCAGGCGAGAAGCGTGTCGCGGACCTCGAGGAACAGAACGCCGGGGAGAAGTTCCAGGGTGGACAGCCCCCGCAGTTCGGCCAGAACCTCATGGGACGCATGGCGCCTCTGCTGCTGTTCTCGGCATTCGGCGGCGCGAAGTCGAAGCAGTTCGCCGGCCAGGGCCTCGCCTCGATGACCGGTGCGATCCAGGGATTTCTGAAGGGGGACCAGGAGGCGTACAAGGACTCGGTCGATAAGTACAACCAGAATTTTGAGCAGTGGCAGGAGCACCAGAAGGCGCTCAACACGGTGTACGACAAGATGCGCGAGGCCTACAAGGGGCGCATCGACGCGGACATCAAGGCTCTGCAGTTCGCTCGCCAGGTCACTGGCGACGAAGTGAAGAACCAGACTCAAATGATGATGATGTACGACCGTATGCAAATGGCGTTCGACCAGCTGTCACTGAAGCAGCAGGAGTTCGCTCACCGGGAAATGGAAGACCAAGTTCACGACAGTTTCACCGCTCGAAAGATCCAGGACATGGAGAAGAAAGTCCAGGGCGGCGGCGGCCAGCTGGACGAGAACGGTAAATGGTTTGTCGACCAGGTCGCGGCGGCCGGGGATCTCAATCCGTTGCAGCGTGTTCAGTCGCGCTACGGTGGAGCGCTCGCGGCCGCGACGTTCAACGATCTCGGTAAGCAGTACCGCGATCAGGGACTCGATCCCCGGGAGTTCACTGGCGACAAAGCTGAGACCGCATCCGAGACCAGCGTAATGCGTACGGCCTCACAGCGCCTGGCCGCTGTCGAGCGCCTGACCGGGAGCGTCAAGTCACTCGAGCCGACGATCACGGATTTGATCCGCAAGGTCAACGGGAACGGCGCGATGACCATGAATCAGCTGTTCAACGCGGTAAAGAAACAGTTCGGTGACGAGGAACTTTCGCGCCTGCAGACCCTGATCACGGCCACCAGCCGACAGTACTTCGAGGCCGCGACGATGCCCGGGTCGAACGCGCAGATGCACCAGGGCGCGCAGGACAAGGCTGACTCGCTCATGAACGGTAGCCTCTCGCTCGCCAACTGGACCGGGCGGCGCGGATCCGGCGTCAGCTGCGGCTGATTGTTCAGCTGGTTGTGCCGCGTCGAGGTCTGGCGGCGTAACGACTTCTTCATTCATGAGAGTGTTCCTTAAGAAATGGTTTGACAGGGTATGGCCGATGGCTACACTCGGCGATCGTACATAAGCGCTGCCGGGGAGGGCAACCGTTTTGACGCTCCACTATCCAAAGTCGCGAGACGAATGGCTCGCGCTGCGACACCAGTACGTCAGCAGCACTGAGGTTTCCGCGCTATTTTCCATGAACAAGTACCTGACCGCGTACGAACTTGCGGTCGGGAAACGCTCAGAGAAGCCGCAGGAATGGGAAGGGAACGAGCGAAGCGAGTGGGGGCAGGCCCTACAGGAGACGATCGCCAAGCGCTTCGCCGAACACTTCGGTGTGAAAATCCGCCAGCTGAGCGCGTACGCCACGATCGAGGATTTCGGCGTCGGCGCCTCATTTGATTACGAAATCGTCGGCAGTCTGGCCGCCGCTGGCGCGAACGAAGTTCAGCAGGCCTACCTCGATCACGGTCCTGGTGTGCTCGAGATCAAGAACGTCGACGGTCTGATCTACCGGAACGAATGGGAAGACGACGAAGCGCCGCCCCATATCGAACTGCAGGTTCAGACGCAGCTGATGTGCATCGGGCGCCATTGGGGAATGATCGCGGTGCTGGTCGGCGGCAATCGCCTGGTGACGCTCTACCGCGAGGCCGACGCCGAAGTGTGGGCAGTGATCGGGAAGAAGGTCCGCGAGTTCTGGAAGAACACGCGCGCCGGTGTGTTCCCGCCGCTGACCCTGCCGCAGGATGCCGAACTCGTCGCGGCGATGTTCAAGTACTCCGACCCTGACAAGTTGCTCGACTGGCAGGACCGGGAAGATATCCAGGCGCTGTGCAAGGAATACGTTCACGCCGCCGCGCTCGAGAAGCACGGTAAGCAGAACAAGGACAGCACGAAGGCGAAAATCCTGATGCTGATCGGGAACGCCGAACGAGTTCTGGTCGACGGGTTCAATCTGTCGGCCGGTACGGTGTCAGAAGCCGAGATTCCGGCGTACACGCGCTCGGCATATCGGAATCTGCGCGTCACTGAGAAGAAACCACCCAAATTGAAGGACCAACGCAATGAGTAGAATCTATGTTGCAAACCCCAAAAGCGGCGACGCCTCGAAGGCTCTTTTCGTCCGTTCTCACACGCTTTCGAGCGCTGAACGAGCGATTGCGGCGACACTTTACGAGGTCCGCCAGGCTACGCACGATGAGATATTTGAGGCGCACAAGGCGGGACGCGCGATCCTGGACGCCGTCAAAACAGAAGAAGACCTAGACATCGAAGACGTCGAACTGGACCAGGCCGACAAAGCAGCCGAGAAGAAGGGTCATGGAAAAAACCGCAGAGCCGAGTGACCGATCGCGTCAGACCCGCGGGGGGTGCGATACCTGCAAATGGTGTGGCGTGCTCCTGGCCGGCGGCGGCGCGGCGAAAGAGGTCATTATGCTTTGCCGCCGCAAACCCCCGACCGTGGCCGCCGCCGTGATCGGTGTCGGGAACACACCGAACGGCCCGGTGCCACAGTGGAACCAGTGGACCTCATGGCCGCAGGTTAGTAAAACCGACTGGTGTGGCGAACACGAACCTGAATTCACGAACTGAAGGATCAGCGAAAATGGCAGTACAGCAGCAGCAGGTCGCGACGCGGGAGAACAGTGTCGCGCTCGTTCTGAAGTCCCTCGAGCAGCCGGAATGGCAGGATCAGATTACCAAGTCGCTTCCGCCGAACGTCACAATGGACCGCTTCATGGCGACAGCGGTCAGCGCTGTGCGCAATTTCCGGGACATTGATCGCTGCGAGAAGGCGAGCGTCTATAACTCCGTGGTACAGGCCGCGCGCGCCGGCCTGCTGCTGGACGGCCGCCAGGCCGCGCTGGTGAAGTTCACGATCCGCACCGGTGAGAACCAGTACGCTGATGTCGCGCGCTACATGCCGATGGTAGAGGGGATCATTCACCAGCTGGGGAACGCGGGGATTACCTGCTACGCGGTGAGTGTCTACGCGAACGATAAGATCGAATTGTGGAACGACGAATTCGGCCAGCACGTCAGACACTCCCCTGTTGCGTTCGGCGATCGCGGCGCCAGGGTCGGCGCGCTCGCGGCCGCGAAGACAGAGGACGGTGCGACGTACGTCGAGGTTCTGGATATGGCCGATATCCAGAAGATCATGAAAGTCTCGCGCAGCCGGAACAAAAAGGGTGAACTGGTGGGTCCGTGGGTCGACTGGCCGGATCGCATGGAACAGAAATCAGTACTGCATCGGCTCGCCAAGCGTATCCCGAAGCCGGATAACTTCAGGATGCCGGAAGATCCCGACCTGGACGTGCCGTCAGAGCCGATCGAATCGACGCCGGCTGAAGTCGAACCGCCGCAGCAGCAGGCGGCCGCACCGAAGCAGCAGAAGCGCCGGCCGAGTTCACTGCAGGCTGTCGTCGAGGGTGAGGTTCAGACCCGGGACGAGCCACCGCGCGAGGAATTCGATAACGAGGTTCCGTTCGGCGATTCGCCTATCTGATAGAGACTGTTATGAGCACCACCGACGGTGGACTCAAAACGTGACTGATCAGAACCCATACGACGTGCTCGGCGTGGATAAAACCGCGTCGCGCGATGACGTCCGCAAGGCGTACAAGCGCAAGGCGCGTAAGTTCCACCCGGACCGGCCGGGCGGCGATCAAGACAAAATGCGCGCGCTGAACGTCGCGTATGCTGTGCTCGAGAATCCAGAGCGCCGGCGACGCTTTGACACAGACGGCCGCGTAGACCCGCCGCAGTCGATCGACGAACTCGCTCGATCGAAGATCCTGGCTGTACTGATGCCGGCCCTCGAGGGGGATGAATCAAACAATCCGCTCGACGTCACGCTGTGCGACCTGCGTAATGATATCAACGGAATGCACGCAGCCAGGCGGAAGTTCAAGAACACTATTGCCCGTTTAGAGCGACGTTTGAAGCGCTTGAAAGGTCCACCGGGAAACTTTATTGCGTTCGCGATCGGTGCGCAGATTAACGCCGCGAGAGAGGTCCTGTCGAAGATCGATCGCGACGAGGAAATTTGGAAGCGCGCGATCGAGATCCTGAAAGACTACGAGTACGAGCAGAAGGTAGACTCTACGACTGGACTCGGACTCAGTGGATTTTTAACAGGGAGAGGCATGTGATAACCATGATCATCGTGTGGTGTCTACTGAGCGGTGTTGTCGGCTTCGTGGCCGCTCGAGCGATCAGAGAGGGAACGAAGCCTGCTGACGGAGCCAAGCGGGATATCTGAAACTTAAGAGGGACCAGAGCATGAGAGTCAATGTCTACGCCGAAGAACTCACAGACCGGATCGAAATCATCCGCAAGGTAGTCGGTGGTGATGTATTCACCGGCCTGCGGATCTACCTCGAGCTACCGGTTCGCAAGCTGATCGACCCGGCCGAACCGGCGCGCGGTTATCAGGAACACCGCGGGCCGTTCGTTCATCGCGACGGGGATGACGATTCGAGCGCCGTCACGTTTTGGGGGAAGCAGGACCTGCGCAAAATCCTTCAGCAGGCGATCTATGCGCTCGACACGCACTACGCCTACGTCAACGAAGCACCGAAAGGTGGTGCAGTCCGCCACCCTGGACGAGGCTGAGCAGCCAGAGCAGCAGCATCACGCCGACGATCACGTAAATGATCGTCTTCACGATCGTTGGGATCCCGGGGACCTGGCCGATCCCCCACAGGATCAGTCCGATGATGGCGAGAACGACGAACGCTTGAAGCAGTAGCATGATCATGGTTTTTCCTTCGGCCAGGCAGCTAGCGCGGCGCGACAGTCTGCGAGGGCTGTTTCATAACGGTGCTCGAAAAGATTGATTCGAGGTCGGATGTCAATTCCCCCGCTGCCGGTATCTGCACTGCCGGTGGCGGGGGTGGGGCCTGGCAGGGGGCCGGGACCGCTCGCTGCAGGGACGCGCACGATGATAGGAGCGTGCTGAGCGTCAATACGAGCACCGATCGAGGCCAGGTCCGCGATACGCTGTTCATCAGCCTGTTCCTTCTGCTTATTCCACTGCTGCTGCAGCTGTGAATTGTGCAGGACTTGCGCCTGCAGCGCCCTGAACTCAGATACCTGGACCTGGTCCTCGCCGTAGTCGACCAGCTTCCAGCAGAAGAACGCGATCGCCGCGACGATCACGGCGTCGCGCACCAGTGCCATAATCTGAGCGATCGTCACGATGCGTTGCCGCGTGCGGGCGGCCGCCCGGTGACGACCGTCGTCATGAGGTCATCGATCCGCCGGCTGATGTCGTTCTGTCGACGCTCGGATGCGCGCCCGTTCTCTTGAATACTGTTCTTGATTTCCTGCAGCTGACCGTGAAGGTCGTCCTTGTCGACCTTCGAGTCGAGAGCCTTCCTTGTCTCATCGATCTGGTTCAGCGCGCGCATTAGAAATGCTCCTAGAACAGAACAGAGCAGCGTGAGGGCACCGATCGCGACCCATCGCCAGTCGACGAAAGAATCACTGTTGACTGGCATCTGGAACCTTCGCGTCGTGCGTGTTGATCAGGTGATACCCGGTCACAACGGTTGAGGCGACTCCCGCCCAAATCCCGAAGGTTCCACTGCCCGGGTACATGAATAGGTACACGGTGGCCGCGATCAGAATCGAGGACACCGCGATAATAATGACCCAATCGCGTAGGTCGTTCTTCACCGACGAAACGGTTACAAGAAATGTTTGAGTATCGCGATCGCACCGAGCACCCATGTAACTACATGCGGCACCCACGACTTGACGGTCGTCACAGCAGTCTGCTCGATGCTGGTGAGGCGAGTTTTGATTTCGGCCACATCTGCGGCTAACCGCTGCTCGAGTGTCGGGGTGGAAACGGGAACCGGTGTCGGCGTGCTCATGCGTAGAACTCCTGCGTATCAGTGTTGAACAATGAACCGGCCACAGGCACGTCGGTGAAGACTTCGGTGATGTAGTCGGTCGTCTCTTTCGGCATCGTTGCCTTTCCGAGCAGAAATTTCCGCAGGTTGCCAGGTCCCCAATTGTAGGCTGCCACGGCAAGTTGCCAGTCTTCGTGCTCGGCGTACAGCCGCACCAGGTAGTCTGCTGCTGTCAGGATATCCTGACGCCAGTCCTGGCCGGCGCCGGGAAAGTCTACAGGATTCAGCTGCATGAGTCCGACACATCCAGCGGGACTCTTTACCTGCCCGCTGATGATGTCCTCGCGGAAATGGCTTTCCTGGTAAGCGACGCGAACGAGTAGATCGGTCGGCATCGACCGAGCGACTTCGGCGGCCTCGAGGGGCGCCAGGTACTGACCCGCGCTCGCCTTCCATGAGGTCACATGATGTCCTCTGTAAACTCGAAGTCGATGTTATAGAGCACGCCCGCGACGCTCGAACTGACATTGAGCGCCAGCTGCTGAGTCGGGAGGGGCGCCGGTTGTCCTGGAACCAGCTTCGGACCGTAGATGCGCGGGCACGCGCTCGCGCGATCGCCGAACTGCCAGGTCTGCGCAAAGGCCTGCCCGGTGCCGGTCAGAGCGGCATTGAAGTACGCCGTGCGCAGCGCGGATCCAACGAGCGTCCCGGGAGCCGGCGCCGCGGTGTAGCTGGTGACGACCGTCGAGGCGTTACCCCAATTCGAATCGTGCGGTGTGGTGGACACCCCCGCGCTGGTGCCGCCGGTATCGAGCGTCGATCGCTTGACCAGCGTCAGGATCGTATCCGTCGCCGCCGTGGCGACTGCGGTGATGCTCAGTCGCATCAGTCGCATGATCAGGTTGGTGGTTGGCGCCGTGAAGGTCAGAATGTCGCCGGCGACACCGACCAGGCCGGTGATCGAACCTGAGTAGGTATTGCGGTTGCTGTCGTCCAGTGAAGTTGAGGCCATTTTAGTAACGCTCCTTCTTCAGCGGCGTCGACTTCGGCCGTGGCACGCCTCGAGCGTCCGGGGATCCGCCGACTTGGACGTTCCCCATCAGTGACGCGGAGCGGCCGTTACGGTTCATCGTCGTGTCTGGTTCGGACAGTCCACGGACCAGACCCTTATTGAGCGTGAAAGCCGGCTTGATGCTCAGCTGGCTCTGATGATCGAACACGAAATTCGTGAACTTCTGCATCATGCCGGGGTTCACCGGGTCCTTCTCGCGGAACACCGAGTTCCCCGAAACGACCATCGTTCGCTTGTTCGGCTTGAGAACGCGTTCTTCGCTCATGAGATTTCCTTTTTCCACGTCACCCACAGCAGGGGCAACATTACGAGAGCCGTGAAGGCGGCCGCGATCGCGAATGCCAGGATCGTCTCGAGCCGCATCGCCCAGCAAAACAGGCTGAACGCCATGATCAGAGCGATCAGCAGCAGCGCGCGCGTACCGAGCGCCTTCATCGCTGCATTGATCGCCTCGACGACGCGTTCGAAATTAACTTCAGGGTTGCCGGTCATATTTCGAATCCTGATCCTCGTTTAGTCGGCTTTTTCACTGACTTGTGCTTGAGCGCCAAGGCCTTCAGCACCAGGTCATAGAAGTACTTCTTCTCTTTCGCGTCCTTTGCCGCCTTCGCGGCCGCGCGCAGTTCGTCGATCGTCTCGCTCAGCTGGACGTCATCAGCGGGCTCGTCGCTCATTCTATGCCCATGTCGGGCGCCTGCCCTAGATCGGGGTTCGCTCCGACTACTGTGAAAGCGCCGGCGGCCGCCCGCTTCGGTGCCAGGCTCGGCCGCTGCTTCGGCTGGTTCTTCTGAGCAGCGGACTTCAAGGGGTCCTTCGTCGCTTCCTTGACGGTGCGCCGGGCCCGAAGGTTCGCGAACACGCCCTTCGAGGTCGCGCCGGCCACCGGGCCCACGGCCGCATGGATGACCGGGGATATCGAGGACTCGGCGATGTTGAGCATGTTGCTGACTGTGTCGGATCCGGTCGCCCGCAGGCTCGGCGTGGTGCGGACGTCGTTCACGGTCTGAGCCAGGCTGCGCAGCGCCTTCGCCGACTCGGTCCCGAATAGCACGTCAAGCTTCCCGTCATTGTCCAGCTGATTGAACTTGTCCAGGAACATCGAGCCGAACTGCCCCTGGTCGCGCGCGTTCTTGATCCCGCGCTTGCCGCCGGCGGCTTCCTTCAGGTAATCGACCGCAGCGGATTGCAGGTCCCGCCAGGCCTTGGCTCCCGCGACGCGGGTCTGATCGGTGCCACCCTTGAGCAGCGCGTCACGGACCTGCATGAGGCCTTCCGCGTTACCGCGAACGACCGCCGTCTCAAAGGTGTCCTCGAGCGCGGTTTCCCGATCGCGCAGCGTCCCCGGCTTCGTGCCGGTCATCTTCCGAATCGCGCCCTGGCGATCGAACTCGTCATGGTAGGCCTTGAGCGCCGCGCGCGACTGCCTGTACAGGTTCCCGCCGCTGCGATCCAGGATCTGATCGATCTGTGAGATCGCCTCGCCGACGACGTACTTGTTCGGCGCATCGCTCGAGCGGTTCAGCATCTGCCGCACCCGCTCGAGGTTCGTGATTGTGATCTTCCCCGACTCGGCGATCTTCGTGAGTTCTTCCGGGTTGGCGAAGGTCCCGAACTTATCCGGCAGCACGATCGCCGGCTGACCTTCCGGCGCGCTCGCCTTCTCGCTGAAAATCTTCAGTTCCCCGGGGAGCCATTTGAGGTCCGACTGCGCGAGCGGGCTCGCCTTGAACCATTCAATCAGCGGCTTGATGTTCACCGGCAGGGCCGTCTCGCCGGCGGCGTCGGCTTCCCGGTACAGCCGTTTCGCCTGCCCCTCGAGGACTTGCGCCTTGCGCCGCAGGCGCCCCTGGACGCTGGCGCCGGTCTGCGTGTTGGTCTTCGGGCCCGTATTCGTCCGTAGCGCCTCGACGTTCGCGTGCAGGGCTTCGTCCTGGTCCATCGAGATTTCGTACAGGGGGCGGCCTGAAGTCGTCCCGCGGGCCATCTGCTCGCGCTTCATGGCCGCCGGGTCGCGCTCGGCTTCCCCCTTCGTGATCGGGACCGGTTTCTGGTGCGAGGCCGCGCGCAGCCGGCGCTCGACGGCCATCGGGCTCAGTTCGTTCAGGTCCTGCGCGTCGGTGGCGATCGAGGTCATCATCGCCTTAGCGGACGCCGACAGGTCCCCCCATTTCAGGGACGTATGGGTTTCTACGTAGTGAGCCGCGCGCGCGGCCGCGCCGGCGGACTGCGCGGCGGCTTCGGCCGCTGCGTCTGCGCTGCGGAACGCCGCCCCGATCCCATCGGTCAGCAGGTTCGGCAGGAAATCGATCCCCGTCTCGACAACGGTCGCCGCCAGGGGACTGCCGGTCATCTTCAGCGTGCCCTCGCCCCCCGCCTTTGCGAGCTCGTCGAGCTTGCGGGGGAGGTAGGTGGCCGCGTTCAGGACGGCCTTACCACCCTCGCTCTTGGGCTGGTACGTCATGGCGCCCTGGACCTTCTCCATCACGTCCGCGGCCTTGTCGACCCCGTTCGTTCCGTGCGCTACGGCGTCGTAGGCGCCTGCAGCCGCGCCCGCGACGCCACCGGCCACCGTGCCCGCGATCCCGGTCGTCAGGGCCGCTATGGGCTCTGTAATCGTGTGATCGAGGAAATTGAGCAGCGAGTAATCATCGTTCTGCGTGACGGACTCGGCCATCGTCTTCCAGTTCGGATTATTGCCGGCCTTCAGCTTCTCGATCAGCTGCGTCTGAGTAGTCCCTTCAGGGACCCCTTGAAGCACCGACCCATCAGGCAGCGTGACGTCTGAGGGCATATCAGCTTTCCGGCAGAGACGACCAGGGCACGACTTTACCCGCGCCCGGGGGCTGCTGCTGTGTTTGCGGTGCAGCAGCCGGCGGGGGAGTAGCAGCCGCCGGGGCCGGCGTGGGGGGCGGCGCGCCAGGCGTGGGGGTGACTGACCATTTCGGCTCCGGGGGGTGCAGCGTCGGGCCGTGCCCGGTGATCGTCTTCTTCGCGTTCGCGACCTGCTGCTCGAGGTTCTTCTGCGTGGTCTCCATTTCCTGATTCACGGCCTTCATGACGCCGGTCCAGTTGGCGAGCGAGAGGCTACCGTTCATGAGCGAGTCAGCCTTGTCCTGCGCGCCCTGGTGCATCTGCGCGTTCGACCCGGGCATCGTCGCGGCCTCGAAGTACTGTCGGCTGGTGGCC